CGGCCAACCCAACCAGTAGTGTTGCTAGAGGGGTTGAGCGGGATGACACCAAAATCAAGAAACAACTTAACGAACTTCAACAACGTTTTGTGACCGCTGGCAGTAAGGATGACTTTGTTGCCCTCAGAACTGCACAACGACGATTTAGGAAATAATACTAATGGCATTCTCAAATACTTATGACGTAACGAATAAGGGATCTGCTGTTTCCAATCGTGAGCAACTCTTGGATGTTTTGACCATTCTTGCTCCCGAAGAAACGCCGATTCTTTCTATGGCTCCAAAGAGCAAAGCTACCTCCACCTTTGTTGAGTGGACGGTAGACAAGCTGAATCCGGTTAACACGGATGGTATCGCGGAAGGTGCTGATGTCACCTCCTTTACCAACCAGTTTGAAAACCGTGCGCGGCTTGGAAACTACATCCAGAAGTTCCGCCGTGACTTCAAGGTGTCCGACCTGCAACAGGCTGTTGATTCGGTTGGTCCTGCCAAGATTGCGGAAGCGGAAGCTAAGGCTGTGCGTGAAATCAAGCGCGACATCGAAGCGACTATTTGCTCCAACAACGACAGGCAAGCGCAGTCTGGTGGCGGTCTTCCGTACAAGATGCGTGGTTTGGGCGACTGGATTGATAGTGCTGGTCCTTCGGAAGTTCCTTTGGACTACCGCACCCCTGCTGCTTCGATTCATGCTTCTAGTGCGTTTACGGAAACCAAACTTAACGATATTATTACTAGTATTTATCGTGAAAGTGGTAATATGCAGAACCTTACGTTGGTTGCTGATACGGCTCTTCGCCGTCAAATTAGCAACTTTGCTCGTACAGAAACTGTTAGTGGTGACGCTATTTATAATGTTAACCAAGATGCTGATGCTAAGAAGATCACCTTCTCGGTTTCGCTGTACGATTCGGATCATGGCATGATTTCTATCGTGAACATGAATCCTGATTGTGCACCTGACACTAGTCTTAAAGACACGGGATACTTTATTGATCCGTCGATGATTGGTGTTGCCGAGCTTATTCCTCTTGGTTCCACGATGTTGGAAAACCAAGGTGGTGGTGAGCGTGGTTATGTTGATGCCGCCCTTACCTTGCTTGTTAAGCACCCTGGTGCTTTCGGCAAGATCACTGCTATTGCCTAATAAACTTGGAGGTAAATTACTATGCCTGAACTGAGCAACAATGAAAAGGGTGTATTCACCCACGTTCTCAAACTGACGTTTGATGATCTCAACCAAATCAAACTTGGCACTGACCCGTTTACGGGTTTGGCCTTGGGCACGGCTGGGCAACTGCCTATCGCTGTTAAGCCTGCTGGCGGTGCTGTTGAGTTGGTTGGTGTTTACGAATCCGTGGCGTTGGCTGGTACTGCTGATATCGTGTTTGATATTGGCACAACTGCTGGCGATCCAGATGAATATATCAATGCTTTGGATGTTGATAATATGTCTGCTCCTGTGTTTAACACGGGTGATGCGTTTACGACTGGATACGTTCAAGCTGTTACTGGTTCCAACACTGCCGAGAATATCCTCTTGGAAGTGAATGGTACGACGGCCAACTTGACGGCGGGTGAAGTTGTTATTGGTCTGCGTATTGTGGACCTTGGCAAGTTTGCTTAATCTTATTTAGGGTGATGTCCCGGTTCTATTCCGGGGCATCCCCTTATTTCAATTTATGCCCTATATTGAAATAGCTAAACCCAAGTGGAGCGATGATGCGGCGAATCGTGCATTGGAGCGTGAGATCCGCAGCGGTATCCAATTTAAGGAAGCTATGGAAGAAAAGCGTGTTGCTGCCGCGGCACAAGAAGCAAAGCAATACAAAGGAGGCAAGACTACCCCGTTAGGGAAACACGTTGCCGAGATTCCCGCTTGGGAATTTTTTAACTTGGTTCGGAAGTATGGGCACGACCAAGTACACAGCCGAGAGTTTATGAAGTATTTCCAAAAGAAGTTTCCGCACCTTTCAACATCCAGAATTTAACCTATGCCAGCTTTATACCCCAAAGATACTTATCTTAACCTCGTGGAAAGGTTTAAGTCCATTGCCGGACTCCAAGCATTGGAAACAACTGATGCTTCATTTCTTCGGCAAAGTGTTAATCGCCGTATCCGCACAGCTTATGAGCGGTATCCTTGGCCCGACTTTACGGTTATTGGTGAAAGTGTAAGTCTTGAAACTGCAGATGGCAATCAAATCCAAACCTACAACGTAACTGGAGCATCTGGAGCAAAGTTAGCAAGTGATGCAAATGTTGTGTTTAGAATTCACAAGACCAATCCATTTACTACACGTTATCCAGAGGAATACACATTTATTTCTTCATTGGATAGCAGCGGCAATCCTGCTGTAACTATTGTTAATACTGGCGCGGCATTAGATTCGGTATCTGTTTTTGTAACATATCGCAAGGATCTTGTTGCCGTAATTAAGGCAGCAGATAATAAAACCAGCGGATTTATAGGAGATGAAACAAATGACAGTTCGGTCGTTCCTTACCAATTCTTTGAATATGCTGCATTTGGTGCTTATGCTGATTTCCTACGGGGTGATGGGCAAACCGAAAAAGCGCAAGTTGAAGACCAAAACGCAGAGTTGATTTTGCGTAATGAGATTGACAAGGTTCGCAACCAAGGTCGCCAGTTCCGCCATGATGTTTTGCAGTACCGCCCAATGACGCAATTCCGTAGGCATAACTTGCAGGCAGGTGGAAATCCAATCAATAGCGGTGCTATGATGGATAACAATGTCCAGTAAGTTAAACAATAATGCCACAAGATGTTACATACACTGATGCTTCGCGGAAGTTCCAGGCACTTGCTGGCTTGGAAACCTTAACGGCTTCTGACAGTTTCTTTTTGGTAAACTCGTTTAACCGGGCAGCATTAAATGCCTATCATGAATCGGATATGTGGCCGCGATTCTTGGTAGTATCAGAAGAGCGTACCTGTACTAATGCAGTGGTTCCGTTTACGCAGAATACCAAGGATGACATTGGCGAGTTTATCCGCATCCATAAGACGGATGCTTATGACCAGTTGGCCGCGCATGAGTACAGGTTTTACGTTACGTCTGGCGGCGCAAACATTGTCTACATAGATGATGGTGCTACCAGTGTGTATGTGACGTACAAGAAGGCTTACAATCCGGCGTTTACGGAGGAAAGCACAGATATTCCGCAAGAGTTTTTGGACTTCATGCTATTCACGGCATTGGCAGATTTCTACACTGGAGATGGACAGACTGAGAATGCGGCAGTGTATCATGCCGAGGCACGGCGTTCATTGGATAGTGAGCTTTTTCGACTGGAACAGAAGAATAACAGGAACCTTTTCTCGGTAAGGTATTCCACGCATCTTAACAAACAACAACGATAGATATGGCAAACTCACGCATTGTTAATACGCCAGCGCAGGCTTTAGCGCAACCTGGGACAACCCACAAGCAAGTAACGGTTAGCTCGTCAGCTAACACGATTCAGGCGTTGGGCAGCTTTACCTTAAATGCTAGTGCTACCCATGTATTGGTACAAGTTACTGGTGCTTCCATTCGGGTAACGTTTGACGGGGCAACTGATCCAACAAGTACAAAAGGATTTGATTATCCGTTGGGAACGATGGCATATTGGCCGCGAGACTTGTTTCTGAGTGCGCGGGTAATCCGTGAAGGTGGTACGGATGCCGTGCTTGAAGTCCAGGAACTGAACTATCGTTAAGGATGTCCGATTTCAACAGGAGCGGGTTAAGCGAACCAAACGTGTTTGAGACCAACTTGCACACGGTAAATGTGTTTGACTGCTCTTTGTACGATACGCGGACGCAGGACTTTGCCTACGGGATATTAGAAACGGTTAACAACTATTACCAGCCGAATGGGATTGATATTTACTATCAACCAGACGGGGAATCATTTTACTTTGCACCATAAACATAGGATATAGAAATGGCTGATTATACAGTTAAAGCTGATGTAGATACCTTTATCAGAAGTAATAACCAAGCTGAGATGCGTACAAACATCGGTGCGGGTACTATTGCCACGCAAAACGCC